GTAAAAGTTTTGCGGTTTTATCTGCAAGAGTTGACTGTCTAATTATTGGTTGTGGCTTATTTGCCGCTACTTGTGCCATCTGTGCATCTATCTGTTTTCGTGCCGCTGTAGCCCCTAATATGCCGCCATTGAGGTTTGCGGGCATAAGCGTAGTATCTGGTTTAAATGCCACTGTAGGCTTGATTTGAGCATAAAGTTCCTGCGCTGTTGGCCTTTTTGCAACATTAACAGTTGGCGTTTGGGGTACATTTCCGCTTTTTAAACTTGCGTATAATTCTGATGCTGTTGGTCTTGCCATATTTTTACCCCCTTAAAGTCCGTAATGTTGAATCATGGCTGCATAAGCATTACCATCTATTGAACCCTCGTTATATCTGCTATCAAGTACCTTTAACATTGCTTGTTTGTTCCACTTTGATTGCTCTCCTGCTGCGGTCATTGCTTGCCAAACGCCTGTTTCACTTTCTTGCGGTGCATTTTGTAACCCTGCCATAGTTAAAGCTTGCTGTCTTTGTGCTGGGTCAGCAATGCCATAATAATCTAACTGGCTATTTAAGGTGTTATAATCATTCATTTTACCGTTTCCGCTCATAGTTTTTATAAAGTTCGGCACGATTGCTTCAATAGTAGGAGCTGCGGCTGCCGCTTTTGCCTGTGCTGTGACTACTGCCGCCGCTTGCGCATCTGCTCTATCTTGGTCATGTTGCCTTTGTGCTTGTGCAAGTGCTTGCTCTGTGTTGTACTGGTTTGTAGCATTTGTGCTTATATAATCAGAACGCTGTGAGCCAATATCTGCGAGTGCCGCTGCTTCTTTACTTGCAAGGTCTGAATTGCTTGTATTGTAATTAATACCCATAGTATTAATATTATTCTGTGCTTGTAAAGTTGCCGCGTCCTGCCCTTTATTGGCTGTATCAGCCGACTTTTGCCATGTGTTATTAACCCCTTGCAAGTAGTCATAATTTAAGCCGCTGCCCGAAGCATAGCCAGCGTTTGATGTGACAGCAGGGGCAGCGAGTGCAGCCTTTTGACTTGCAAGATATGCGGATTCTCTTGCAGGCTGAAATTGTCCCGGTATTGCAGCCTTATCTTGATTTGCTATTCCCAAAGAGTTTTGATATTGAGCAGTTAAATTATTAATCTGCGTCTGGTAATCATTTTTAACTGTGTCATTTAATGGGTTGTATTTTGCATCTGCCTGTTTTGTGAAGGCTGCTATTAATTCGTCATATGTTGCCATCTTTCTACCCCCTTATATCAGTCTGCCGATTTTGACATTTATAATAAATTTGCTTAACCCAAATGTGTTATTGTCTCCCTCAATGCGTTTCAAACCTACTTGATATTGTTGTGTCCAATCGGAAGATAAAGATAAATTAAAAGGCATTACAGTATTGCTATCGTCAATATCTATCAGTTCAGTTTGCTCTCCATATTCATCAATGAGAAGCCCCTCAACAGTCGTGTAGTCGTTGCTTGACATTGATAGCCATATCTTATTGACTTGTTTCATTCGCTCTGGTACGCCATTATCAAAGGCTTTAGAGTAAAGGTAAGCTTCATACCAAACGCCATCATCAGTAGATTGCAAAGGGTCAAAAGCATAAAAGAAATTGTTTTCAAGTGCAGAACCCCATACTTTACCATCCTTTAAAAACATTGTTGTAAAAATATGAGGAACAGTCCACCGATACCACGCAAGTCTATTCTGTAGTTTTACAGTATCCGAATAATTTATAAAAGGGGTGGTATTGTAGTCCCATAAGTAAATATTTTTACCGACAAAGAGAATATAGTAATAACCGTTATCAATAGACACCGCATTTTGCAAGTCTGCAAGAGGATTTGAAAGTATCTCATTGTTGATATTTTGCGAAAGCGGTTGTATTATTCTTTCGGTATATATGTTTGTAGTGGTTGAAGTGTTTGTAGTGGTAAGGGTATGCACACCGTCTTTGCTATTTGCCCATACAAGATTATTATTAAGGAATTGAACACTTTTTGGCATATCGCAACCGATACCAATATGAATTTCACTTGTTGGGAAGTAAGCAGTACTATTAACACTATCCCACGAAAAGCCTTTTTCATATGTGCTGTTTTCCTTTAAGATAACAAGTTTGCTAAATGCTTTGCCAAACGCTGTTATAGGCTCTGACGGTGCGCCCACGTAATCTGTATTGCTTACAGGAAAATATGTAGGGTCTTTAACTGCCGACCAATACACCGCATTGGGTTCGTCTGGGTTGCCACTTACGAACAGACTGTCGCCAGAAGTTTCGCCTTGATATGAACCGCCGAACCATGAAGATAAAGTGCATTTGTAAACAGGGTTAGGGGCTTTATATACAGTTTTGGCATACGTTACAATCATGTTAGGAACAGACTGATTTATTGTGTCTAAAGGAATTTCAAGCGTTATTGTGCCGTAATCTCTATCAAGGGTTATTGTTATTCCGGCGGTATAACTTGTAACCCCTGCATCAAAAATAAAGAAATCTTCTTCTTGACCTGGATTAATTTGAATTAGCACGATACTATTATCTAACACTTCGTCAAATAATTTGTAAACCGTACTTGTGGTATCTGTCATAAACTCATTACGCACATAAGGTGTAAGATAATTTCTTGATTCTAATTTATCCCCCGAACCCGAAGCGTTCATATTTGTATAAATAGATGGAATATGAGCCATCCAACGCCCTGTATAATACGGTTGATTGGGCTGATAATACGGGTTAGTCCACCCTGCACCCGCTACAACCCTATCCGACATATAATAAGGACTAATATGTCTATAGGTACTTTCCATTCCATACATACTAACAAGTGAACTGTAAAGGTAGTTACCCACTCGTACAATTCTTCTGCTGCCTGCCGAATCTGCTGCGCCTACAATTAGAAAACTCATTCCATAACTTACATATATATCATTATTATCAACATCTGTTAACGTTTTACTTTCGCTTGTATAATTAGAAATAGTGCAATTTGAATAATTATAATTTTCATATGTGTAAGACCATGTGCCGTCTGTATCTATTCCGGCTGTCGGTATTGCAATGAACGAACCGTTTGAATATGCAATTATATTTGTTTCTGTAATTATATAAAATCCATATTGCTCAAATATAACTACACCGTTTTTAGTAGTCTTATTTAAAAGTGAACTGCCGTCTATGCTATGAGGGTAAACATCAACAATTTTCCCATAAGTTTGTTCAATCTGTTTTATAAGTCCTGGACGCATACTTAAAAGTTTATTCCTATAATACACATTGTTTGCATCTGACATTTGATTGTCGTCTATTTCTGTATCAAGTTTAGAGGTGTTTAATCCCCCAAACGGTTGTATTTCTAATTTTCTATCATCCAAAGATGCCATTGTGGGAATTTTCATATAATCACCCCTAATTATTAAGGTCTGTCAAAAGTCCGAGTGAATCAACAATATTAAGTGCAACTGGCGACATTTGATTTTTAGCGTTTTCATACTTAATACCAAAAAATGACACCTTGTTTACATCTTCATCAAGTGCGGCAAAATCTCTTGCCATGCCTTGAACCATTACACGCCTTGCGGTCATATCCGATACTGTCAAAACATCATCAAGACTTGTTAAGGTAGGTGGTAAAGGTAATGTGTCAAAATCATAACCCTCACATATTAATAATTCTGCTTGTAAAGAATCACAAGTTGTTGGCGCAATTGCAAAATATTTGCTTTCTCTGTTTTCGTCAATGTTGCCCCGATTTCCCCCTCGGCCGAGTAGTTTTAGGGCTGTTTGAGTTACTTCTCTTACGGTTAGTGACATTTTTAACACCACCTTTATTATTAAGTTTAGTTGTTTTCAAAGTTGTGGGAATTTCTATTTTTTCGGGTTCAACTTCTGGCACTTGTTCAAACATAAGTCCCACGTAGGCAATATTAAAATCACCGTCCGGCACTTCAAAAATGCCGTTTTCATCAGAACGTGCGATATATTTTCCGTTTCTGCAAACATTAAAATTAGGATATGTTTTAAATAGCATATTCTTACCTCACTAAAGTTTTGGGGTAAGGGGCGACTTTTTGCCGCCCCCATCTGTCAATTACTGTGCTTCTGCAATACCTATGAGAACGCTTGCGACCACACCTGCGGCGGCAACGGCAACGGTAACAGTTAAGTTACCTGTTAAGTCTTTAAGACGAGCCGAGCCTATAGCGTTAAGGTTAATATGAGCCATCGAACTTATCGGGATTGCTATAACAACATCACCCAATGGAGAAAGTATGCCCGTACCCGCTTTAAGAGTAACTGTGGCAATCTGCCCGGCGGTTGCGTTGGTGTTGTTTATGATTATGTCTGTCTGCCCGTCTGACGCTGTGAGTGCAATAGTATCTGAACCAGACGAACCCGTAAAGGTAATTACTTTAAATAGGTCGGTAGTTACGATAGAAGTTTTAGCTAAAGCTGCCATTTATATTATCCCCTCTCTTACTTAATCTTTATTTTCACATCAACGAGTTCGGTAGGTCTGACAATTCTACCGCCATACAGTCCAAAGCCTTTGAGGCCATCCGCAAAGCCTTTTTCCTGTCTGTAACCCTCAAAAGCAATTGACTTCTGCTCTGCGAAAGCAATAGCTTCCTGTGTCCTGACAAAACAGTGATAAATAGCACCTGTTGAACCTGGTACTGCCGGTGTGCCACCTGCCGCATCGGTTGTTACGGGAATGAGTGAGGACATGTATATTTTATTATCCCACAACATACCCTTTAAACCGTTTTGCAGTAAGCTGTCATTAGGTAGCTGAATAGCTGTAATTGCTTGCTGTAGCAACTGAAACACGTAAGGATGAACCTCTAAGAATGTACCCTCACCGTCATTGCTCTGAACCATTGCTATAGCACCAGACAGAACGGAAAGAATATTAGCCGCTGTGGTAGTTACGGTATAACCATCAGCCGTAAGCCCGCCGCCTGCTGCTGCTGCGAGAGCAAGTCCGTAAATGAACTTATCCTGCATAACTGCGTAGTTGTTGCCTGTCTTTGATGTGATAGAACTGCGAACCTGAACATTACTCTGGAGTTGATCAATATCATCAACCTTAAAGTTTATATACTTTTTCTGGTCAATGAAAAGTTCAAGTCCGTTATCACCTATGACTTCGGGATCAGCGATTACGCCACTCGATGGCAAATCCTGAATTGTAGCACCCGAAAGACCTGTAATGTGAACTCTGTCACCTGCTTTTTTGATATCCCCCTCGAATTGCCTCCAAGAGTTTTGAACTGCTATTGTCTTTTTGTCACGTGCCATGAGTACGGTTGTACTCCATACCTCTGGTTTTAAATTAGCGTATGCCATATGTTTTTACTCCTCTCATTTCCACTTAACGGCGCACTTATCAAATGTGCCGTTTCTAATAAATTTTTGTCTGGTATCCATTGGAAGTGCGCTCCACTCCTCGGATGTGTAAAAGTCCTTTTCTGTTGCCGTATCACTTGAAATGCTACCTGTCGTTGCCCCTGCCGCCGATGTGTTGCTATTCATTGCGGCAATCTTAGCTTCAAGTTCCAGCACTTTAGAATTAGTCAGTTTGCCTGTTTGCTCTGCTTCAAAAAGCTTGTATGCAGCAAAGGGGTGCTTTTCATCGGCAAGCCCTAAGTCAATATACTTCTTGATTCCCTCCATCACTTCGTCGGGGATGTTAACCTCTCCGTTTTTAGTGAAATCGGGGTTAGCCCTGACAATCATGTCAAGTTGCTTTGAAATAGCTGAATGTTCCTGCTCAACTTGTAAACGCTTTGCAGAAATTAACTCTCCTGCTCTTGTATCTGCCTCAACTTTTGCAAGCCGCTTAGCTACTGATTCGGTGTTACCCTCGTCTGAAAGTTCCCTGTAAGTGGCATCATAAACGCCCTGCGCTATGGCTTTTTCCGCTGGTGAAAGCTCAACATTTACATTAGACTTAGCTTCGAGTTTGTCCTGTTTAAACTGCTTATAAGATGTAAACTTGCCATCTGACAATTCAGAAACAAACTTGTCACGGTCTTTGTTCAGCCTGTCGGAATAGTCCTTAGTTTCAGTTACCACTTGTGTGGCTGCTGTAGGGGCTACTTCTACTGGTTTAACAATTGTGCTTGGTTGAGCTGTTACGGCTTCTATAGCGGACTGTGGCGGTGTGGCGAGTACCTCTGATGTAGCAACGTTCACTACATCAACATTGGCAGCCAAATTTTCGTTTTCCATAAAATACCTCTTACCGTTTGTGGGCGAGTTTGCGGCGGTGCGCTTTTGCAGCCCATATCTTAGAAAGAATTATTGTGTTTGTCCCATCTGTGGTGGTTGAAACATTGGTGGTGGAGTTGCTTGTTTTGCTTTTATCTGCTCTAAAGCCTGACTTTGTGCCTGTGCGGCTTGTTCTGCTTGTCTTTTTTCTATCAAATCAATCATTTCTGACTTATTCGGAAAATAATTATTCGGTACTGCTTTAAGGAATGTTAAAAAGTCTATCTGCCCGCTTTGTACGGATTTTGCAAGGTTTTCCATGCTGTTGTCGACAAAGTCTTTTGTGGGTCCTATGTCTATTTTCACACTCCAAAGTTTGCCTTTTACTTTTGCAGGGTCAAATATTGCGGGGTATTCGTGACTGTGGTCATCTGCAAGGGTTATATATCGTTTTACATCAATGTAATTGATTTCCATGTCAAGCCAATTACGGGCAAATTCACGAACAAAGGCATAAAAACGCTGTTTTATGTTCTCTATCGGGACCTCTGCTTGTGTTTTTGCCATTAAAAATGCGCTTGAATTTACTGGATTGACATTGCCCATTGAAACATCATTACTACCCATCATTTCAAGGGTTGCACGCATGAGTTTGTCGGGTAAAGCATAAGCATCATTTGGCATACTTGCAGGTTGCAGGTACTTTGCCGCAATATTTATATCACAATTCACTGCTATTGGCTTTGAAAGGTCATTATCCCACTTGCGTATTCCTGCTGATGTACTATAAATTACCTTAGGCATTCCTAATTGCAAAATGTATAAAATTGCATAAGCATACACTTTGTTTACCGCCACTTGATTAGGCACAAGCCCTGTGACTTCTGCTCTGCCGTGGCAACTATTTTTACGCAGTTCCCAGTTCATTATCGATATAGGATATCTTGTGAGTTTTGTGTCCCACATCTTGCGGATAATCATACCCTTTACACTTTTTTGAGCGAATATTTTACCTGAATCAAGGTCACGCCATAGGTACAATAAAGTTATACATTTGCCGTTTTCTTTGTCTTGAAGTTCTATTTTTGACATATCTCCGCTTTGATAATTGTAATCTTCATCTTGCCTAATGGTTTCTATATCATCAGCTTTTACACCATTTGTTTTTGCTTGTGATATGACGCTTTCAACAAGTTCACGCCTTGCAATAATCATGCCAGGTTGTTTCTGCGGGTCACGTTCATTAACATCATTCGGCAAATAATTAACGTTGTCTATTGTTTCTACGCCAATCATGCCCTTGCTTGCTTGTCCGGTTTCTTCCTTGTTGTCCCAGTAGTTGTATAGGATATAATCTCCGCTGATACAGGCATCGAGTAGGCCGCACTGATTGATATAATCCATGTTGAGTTTTGCCCAATCGTTTTCAAACATACCGCTTAACACGGTGCTTTCGGCAGAAGATACGTAAGGACTGTCGGGCAACTTAGTGCCATTTTTAGCAGCATTAAGGGTTTCTAAACTTGCTGTATTTATTGCATTTTCTGTTTCTGGTGTAACAACTTCTTTAGGCCAGTTTGGTGCAGTGAATAAAGCTTTTATTCTGCTCGAGGCTGTATTTGCTACTTTCTGCTGGCAACTTCGCTTGATGAAGTTTATTACAGGTTTAGGAAGTGAAGTGTTAGCCCCTCCCCACTGGTCACCAACATAAAAGCGTTCATTACGTGTTACAGTGTCATACAAATTAATGGTACTTTTATATGTAACGCCTGTTTGGTATAAATTCCACATTCTGCTTGCATCTGGTGCCACTATTTTGTTCGGCATAAATTACACCACCTTATCAGTTTCAAGTTCACCACTAAAATTCTGCATGTTTTGTACTTGTGTGTTATAGTCTGTTATTCTCTTACTGTCCTTAACATCTTTAGCAACGTCTTGTATGCCCTCTACAGCGACTTGTACGGGGTTGCGTATCTGTACTGGTATTTCTTTACGTGCCATCTGCAAGGCGTTCTGCTGCCCTCTGATAAAGCACCACATACCGAATATGCAAACAAATATCCCAGCGGCTGCACTTATTAAAACATCAATCATTTAAAATCCTCCATACAAATATTCTGAATCTATGCCCGCTGCGCCGTAATCACGGTAAGGGTTTTGTGCGTTAAGGTAATCTTCTCTTTCTTCTGCAAAACTAAACAATGGTTCAATCTCGTTTGGTATTGGAACTGTTGGTCTTGATATTGCCCAATACCTTAAGGTATCTGGTAAATGGGTAATCTCATGGGGTTCTGTTGCTACATCGTTGCCATCTTTTCGGCTGTATTGCAGTAAGGGCAAACACCTAATCAGGTTAATGCAGTTTTCAAATATCTGTAGTCTTGCTGATGTATTTCCTTTACCATCTGCAATGGGTTTTAGCCATTCTTTAAGAGCGTACCACCCGTTTACCCTGTTGTTATCTGCCTTTTGAAAGTACAATCCGCTGTTAGTAAATTGATCTATAGGGCTTAATCCATCTGTGCTGCGCCTTGCCCATAAGTCAGGCGGTGCTATTCTCAAATAAATATTAGGCTCATTAAGTTCAAGTTCTAATATCCTTTTAGCGGCTTCCGAAACAATCAACCCATTAGCGGCATCTTGTTCTTTTGCGTCCTTGCCCTTGAATATTTCCCTGTAAACATAGGCTTTGCCCTCTAAAGAAATTGCAATCCATAGTCCTGCAAGTGCATCAAGTCCGTAATCGTTTATATAGTATCTATTCCACGATGAGGGAATAGGGAACGGCTTACATACGTGTATCTGCTTACTAAACTCATTGAAATACTGCCCCTCAAATATATCCCAGTCACCATAAAGTAAGGCTTTCTTTTGGGATTCGGGTAACTGTAGAAGTTTGCTTTTATATGCAGGGTCTTTATCCATCAAAAATATATTGTCGTCTACTTTTGAGGGAATGAATAATCTTGTTGAGATTGAACCATCTTCCATAGGTATGCTTTGAATTTTGTTAGGTTCTACACCGTCTATAAATCTTGACTTTACCCATTCATGCCCAATATCTCCAGGATTAGTTGAGGACTTCATAGCTTTAGGAAAGTTGTTCGCTCCCCTGTTTCGGCTGATAAGATATGTATACTGAAATTCCGTAAAGGTTGTAAGTTCATCAAATCTAATAACATCATAAGCAGCAGACTTATATCTAAAAACATCTGTTTCGCTCTCGCAAAAGCCATAGTCTATAATTGAGCCGTTTATAAAAGTCATGGTATGCTTCGACTGATTATAGTTAAACTTATCGTTTGGGTATAAAGCTAAACTATCTCTAATAAATGAAGCTTCAAGTTCTGGAAATGTACGCCTAAGAATTAACTGTTTAGAACCGTTATATTTTAAAGCATAAATAAAAGCATCCATTATTTGCGAAAAAGTTTTACCACCCCCCGCCGCTCCACCATACAAGACTTCATCAACAGTAGACTGCATAAAAAGAAGTTGATTAGGGAATACGTCAAAATTAATATCGTTATTAGCTTTATTACTTGCCGTATTATCAACTCCTTTAGCCCTGTTGGGCAACGGTTTATTGCTGTGGCGAAAGACACCGTTAAACTTGCCTAAATAAAACGTGCTAAAATATTGCGACAAGTTATGCACGCTGATTTACAATATAAAAAGGGATACAGCCTAAGCCATACCCCACTTACCGCATATAGCGGCTTTGTTGTGGAGGCTCCGTGTTCGGGAGCAGGCCACTTGATATTTAATTTGCGTTAAGTCCCCACCGTACTTAACATGCAATCGACAGACAAAGTTAAAATGTCAATTGCTCCCCACATAAAACTTACCGACAATAGATTCTGACTTTGTCGTACATATTCGGCCTGTATTATGTGCAATGTTGTGCATTCCTTTATTTCAAGTCGTCAATTTGTTAGTCGCCAGACGACAGGCAGACAATTCGTATTTGCTATTTGAACCCGACCTTTTATATTCCGCATATCGGGGAGCGGATGCATTGATACAGTTTTTTTAGTTGATACTGATAAACAACAAACATTTGATATAAAGTTTTGTGGGGCAGACATCTGGACTTATCCTGACATATCTTTGAATCTGCCCCCGCTTGGGGTGGTCATAACCCCGACCACTAAAGGGATGAAAATAGTTTTACGATTGAAAATAAGTATGCAAACGCTGATTATCAGCGAAGTCCAAATGTATAAAATAAGTATGTGGGCAAGGATTTGTGGACTGTCACCTTGCAGCTCTTCTTAGTGTGATTTCTCACACATCGTAATTGCGTCTACCTATTCCGCCACCACATACGAATTTACTTAGAAAATTATTTCAGATATTGAGTAGGTTACAATTTGTAGCCGACTGATTTGAAAGTTAATTAATGTGTGACAAATTGTCACGGGTTGAGAGAGAGGGTTGGAATAAAAAAGTAAACTGTTATAACTTTTGTAGAATTTGAATTTTTGTGGGTGGTGATGTATATGTATCTGACTGTGAGGCGGGTGGGTCTTTCTTGCTATCCCCCCGGGGTCTGTGTGGTGCAATATGTGAGCCAACCAGCAGCAGGACGCTACATTATATAGATGGTGTTGTATGCCTGATGTGCTGCACTACATGGCTTGCCTTGCTGCTTGCATGCTATGCTATATAGGCAGTATGCTATGCTGCTTTTGCAAGTCATAACCTCCAGTTTTAAATTTGACCTTCTCTGATTTATACAAAATCATTCTTTTGTCGAATACACATTGGCTTAGCTATGCCATCTATAGCACTTGCAAGTATTTTGTTGACATAATGTTGCTCTAATCTATCAATATAACGTCTTTTTTTGCAGGTAATGTGTCTTGTTTATGCAAATCATTAAGGTTTACTACATTGATGTTGATAGCAAAATCACCAGTAATGTTTTGATCAACCTCGATTTTGTCACGCCATTTAACTGGCTGCCTATTTTTAAGCCAAAATATTTGTGCTGTGGTATCCGGTTGGATGTGGTCTATTGTAGGAACCACAACCGGTGCGCCTTGAAATTGAAAGATTTTATCTGTCTTTTGGTCGTAGCCGATGGCTCTTTTATATAAACTTTTTACTACTTTTGTATCAGCTTCTATTCTTCCTTCTTTTATGGACACTAAAAATTCTTCATGTTCATTCTTCCAATTATTAACAGTGCTCTCATCAACATCGAAGTATTTAGCCATATCTGCATCAGTAGCACCCAACAAACAATAATTATATGCAAGCTTTACATATTCATCTTTATATAATGTCGGTCTACCTCTATCAGCCATCCTTAATCACCTCTTATTAATATATATCTTTAATTGTGTGCTATTTGTTTAACCACTTGCTCTTTTAAATAATTTATTCTGGCAAAATCATATGTAGCTTTGGATATTATCTCCTGCTTTGTAAGCTTATCTTTTTTTAGTTGCTTTATATGCTCATTATTAGTGCAGTGTATATTAGTAGTAGCGGATTTACCTACGTTGGATAATCCGCTGTGGACTGATACCGCATTATTACAAGGTTTTTGGCTTATCTCATATACATTGTAATTATAAGCTCTTAGCCGTCCTAAATCGTCTCTCTTACGCTCTCTTATAATATACCCAGATGTTATAAGCTCTTTAATAGCACTCTTGATACTGTCCTTGCCGTCCTTGTGATGCCTTACAATCTCGTCCTCGTATATCTGCCAATCATCCGGTAAACTCAATAGATATGTAAGCATCCCTTTAGCTTTAAGGCTCAATGTGACATCATCCAGGCACTGCTTATTAATCATTAGATATGGATTGTCTTTATCCTTATTAATCCTGTATGCACTCACATTATCACCGCCTTTATATACATTATATACCCGATTGCACAAATTGTAACAGCTTCCACGTATCCTCGGGCTTTTTTATACTTTTATAATTATCTCTACTATAATATACACTGGTTTTTTTGTAGTTGCGGTTTGTGCAACTCATGGATAAAAAAAGAAACCGCCCTAATTGGACGGCCTTGCTATTTATTTGTTTTTAAAATCAGATACGAGTTTTTCCACTGCTTCCGGTGACGACATAATAATAACTTCTACCGGTATTTGTATTTCACCAACTGTAATGGGAGGCGGTATTTTCTCATTGCGTTTCTTTTCTTTTTTCATCCCTTTTCATCCCCTTTCAGCCTCTCTATACGCTCGTCTATGGCTTTAATGATAAAAGTATTAAGGCTTTCGTTTTGTGCGGCTGCAATGGCTTTTAGTTCGCTTTTACGGTCTTTTGCTACTATGGCAGTTATTCGGTCACGCTTTTTTGCTATCCACTTATTAGTAGCCTTGATATGCGCTTTAGTCTGCATACTATCACCTCTACAATATAATACCACTTTCAACGACATTATGCAATGTGATATAATGCACAAATAACATTACTAAAGATTGTGACTATTGCCGAATAATACTTTTTAAATGCCTATTGACATGACATTATGCAATGTTATACTGTAATCACACCAAAAAACGAATTGAAAGAGGGATTTTAAAATGAAAAAATACAACGAATTGAGCGAAGGGCTAAAAGAAGAAGCAAGAAAATTACACCCAAATGATTATAACGAATGGGAATACAAAACGCAGGGCGTTGAAATCGCTTTTTGTGCACGGTAGAGTTAAATAGCGAACCGGACGCTAATATCCGGCAGAAAGATTAGCCCACCGCCAATTAAGGTAGTGGGCTTTTACTATTCCTTTTTTGCGTTAATTATTATAATTTGCTTTTGTAAACTGTCTATTCGTTTTCGCAAATCTATTATTATATTTAAACTTGCTTTGTCACTTTCTTTTAAACAAGAAATCTCAACTTTCATATTTTCTACTTCTTGCGGTGAATTTTTGGTGTCTATAAGTTCAGCAAGTTCTCGCGCCTTTTTATATGCCTGAGCTTTTGCGGTATAATACTCTTTATCTGGTGAAACCGCACTATAAGCGCAGCTTTTTCTTAGCTCGTCCAGTCTTTTAATTAACCATACCTTATTTTTAGTTTCAATCATTCTGTTATCTCCTTTTTGCCCGTCAAAGGCTTTTACTATGCTATTTTTTACACCTAATATTTTTTACAGTCGAAATGTTCATGCCAAGTTTTTTAGCAATATCTTTTACGGAAATCCCCTTTGCCGCCATCCTCAATATTTCGGCATTTCTTTTAACTTTTCTATCTTTTGAAATTGTCGTACCGCCGATAATATTTTTTACTGTGCTAATTGCAAAGCCTGTTTCTTTTGCCACGTCCGCAACACTGCCACCCTCTGAATATAACTTTATAGCTAACTCATGATTAGCTTTTGACTGCTCATGCAACATTGAAGCACTGTCAGACCTGATATTATATTGATATCGATAATCACTCGCGGCATGAGTTTTAAGGTTTAACATCTCTTTGACTTGCGCGGTTGTTTTGCCATCCTCAAAGTATTTAAAAGCTAATTGCCTGTTAGACTGCACTGGCTTGTCCTGTACGGGCTTTTGGGGCATTACCCCTATAATTTGCTTACCTAACAACTCGCAGGGGTAGCAGGGTGACTGGGTACTGTTGTAATCACTTGCACCCATCAACAAGCCTTTACAGACATTGCATTTAGGGGTTGACGTGAATATTATGTCATTGCTCATTTATGCCCTCACCTTCTTTATTAAATTTGTCTTTAATTTTAACAACCTGCTTGGTTTCGGGATTATAAATTGTTTCGACTTCTCCGCCGTATTTTATAAATAAATCCATTTCAATACCATTTGTTAATAATTTTTTAATCAGGGACACTATAAAATCAAACTTTTTAAGTTTCATCCGTTTTAAATCTACGCTATTACTATCTGTGTAATTGTTTAAATCAAGTAAGGCTTTAAAATATCCCTGACGATATTCAAACATTTTTATGTACCCATAAAAGGGCCTGTCCGCAATTAACGCAATATTTTTGGCATGGTACAATTAATGATTCGCAATCGGGGCAACCGTAGCAATTTCCTTGCACCGCATTCTCTTTGGCTTCTTTTAGAATTTGCTTATTACAGGCTTTAATAGCTGTTATCGTATCATTTATCCTGTTAAACGGTATATTAACTATTCCTGTTTTTCTGTTAGTGCTGTTACTTACTTCACTCTGGTATGATAATGTTTCATAGATATTTGTTAATGTTTCTATTGCCTTTTCAATCTCATTTTTCATTTTTCAAGGCCTCCTCTATTTCTAATATTTCAAGCCCCAATTTTTCAGCAAATATTTTTTCATGTTGGCAGCCTTTTGATTTTTTCCAATTCTGGCATAATATCAGTCCGTCGCAAGCCATTAACAAGCAGTCACATTTTTCCATTGCCGCGGGTTCTGGCGTGTTCGGCGGGATAATCGATATAGGGCTAATGTAATATATCTCCATGTCGTTAAGTTCCCGCTCAACAAACTGTATAAGTGACCTGTTTAAATCGGGACTGCCGTATGTATGAAGCGGATGAACGAGATACCATAATAGCTTAGTGCCTGGTTTTTTGTTTCCTTTAAATTTCATTTTCGTCCTCCAGTCTAACTTGTGATTTTACCGCATCAATTCGTTCCTGCGCCTTGTTAAAACAATCCTTGTCAATTTCAAATCCTATGTAATTTCGGTTAGTATTGATGCAAGCTATTGCTGTTGTTCCTGATCCTATACAATTATCTAAAACAATATCACTTTCATTTGTATAAGTTTTAATTAAATGCTCAAACAATAATATTGGTTTTTTAGTTGGATGATCTCCTGTTTTTCTAATTTCTATTTTTGCTTTTATCACAGTTCCAATCTGTTTCATATCAGAATATTGTTTAGATTGAGGTTTGCATCCTATTTTATGTTCATTAATATCGCTATCTTCAAATCCATTATTTATAGTATATCCCACTCTATTTTTACCAGCACCCTCTCTTTCTTCAAAAGTTTTATTGTACTTAGGTAAGCTTTTATAAAATACAACTATATCTTCATGATATCGCATAGGCATTTTATTGGCATTTGCAAAATTAGATGGTTTATCTTTTATCCACACAGACGTATATTTGAATAATTTTCTATTACTATTTATTAATTCCGTAGTAAAAGGTTGACTTGCCGTTAATACAATAGAACCATTATCTTTTATAATTCTCTCATATTGCTCCCATAAAGGCTCAAAAGGAATTATCGTGTCCCATTTGCAGGCGGTAGTTCCATAGGGTAAGTCACACAATATCATGTCAATAGACTTATCATCTATATGCTTCATGCCCTCTAAACAATCTTCATTGTATATTTTGTTAAGTTCTAACATTTATTAGCCTCCCACCACTTTTTCCTTTTCAAATTTTAAGGCTTGACCGCAATCAGGGCAGTATTTATGTTCATAGGGACTCAACCCTCTTTTAAAACATATGGGGCATCTACTTACAGGCAAATTTGAGTAATTTAACAGGCTATTATTGACCTCTTTTGGCATTTGCTTTTCACTTGCTTTAATGACAATCCTTAAATTTTCCCCATATGTCCCAACCGTTGCGCTTTCTGCAATCGGTTTTAAGTATTCTATTGCCTTTTCAATTTCACTCATTGCCTATCTCCCTTCTTGAAGCATCTGGGAGTGCATCGTTTTTAATGTGCTTATAAATATTTTCGTCTGTTTCAAGGGAATTTAAGGCTGTCTCTAACTTATCCAGTGCCTCATAGAAAAGTTTGCCTTGTGCATCATCGATAAATTCTTCAAACTCTTGCGGATAAAGTGAATAGAATGATTTTTTCATTAAATCCCTTGCCTCTTTTAAAAGTCCATAAACTGTTTTACTGCTCATTTTGCACCTCGTTCCATATCAATTTCAACAAAAGTTCCCTCGTAATAAGTCGGATTTTTTGCAAATACCTTATTGATTTTATCTTCTATTTCTTTTAGATCTAAAACTTTATTAAGGTCATATGTCACATCTTCTTGCCAATCTTCGTGCATTTCATCAGCCAAATTTTCAAGCACATTTTCAAAGCTAAAATTTGCAGTCATAGGTTCGGCAATAGAAATATCGGGTATGGTCTCCTTATCGTTTTTATCCATATCTAAAAATTGTGAACTGTCTAAAAAGTCCAACTTTGTCATTACGGCAATATCACCATCACCCATGTTTGACACACATAATTTAGTTGAATCATTTACATCTGATAATTTAATACTCATTATTTTATATCCTCCTTTAAATTTACAATTCATCTACAGGTGAATAAAACGTTAATATTCATCTGTAAGTGAATATAATATTATTTTTGGTTCTGCTCATTGTGGTTGTTTTTTCAATAATTTTGTGCAAAATTTAAAATCAATAATCATTTTTTAGAGCTATATATTGCGGTATATACTCACCTTTACACCTTGTGATAGTTCCCTCTTTATCAACATGTACCTCAATAATCAAGCCGCCGACGTTAGCCGCTAATCTCTTCCCCAACATCCAGGGAGTTTGCGCTTGTGTTGTGCCACATTCATAAGCGTGTATGTTTCGGTAGAGCATATAAAATATTTTGTGATGATGACCGTTAAGTAAAATATTCGGCTTCGTGCCGCCTGACATTGCATCAATAGTTTTTTGAGGAGCATAACTCAACGCATAACTGGCTCCGTCAAGAGGGTGATTGAGTTCTACAATACAGTTTTCTGTAATATATACTTTTGCGTTTGCCATTCCCAGATAAACCATATCGTCACGTTTATTTGAAATTATCTTGCCAATATCAGTACCACCATTTTTAATATGGCTGTGGTCGTGATTGCCTGTTATGTATTTTGTTACAATCCCTGTTCTCTTCGGGTATACATCAATGACATAATCTGCTTGCTCATCTGCCCCAAATTTAAAAATTTCAAATTCGTGACCTAATCGCATTTTATATCCCTCTGTTATGTCACCGGGATTATAAACAGTTGAAATCCCCTCGCTTTGAAATATGTCATACAGGTGATTTAAAAATGTAAGTTGCTGATATTTGCTGCAAAGGTGGCAATCAGATACAACTCCAAATCTGATAATCTGTTCACCGTTCCAATTTTCTGTGTGTTTGTTTTCGCTCGTATAAAGTTGTTTCAATAATTCCTGCTTTTCGGCCTTTAGAATATCGTTCTGCACAACCTCAATTTTTACTTTCACGCTCTTTTCATCAGCCAAATGTGCGCCATTGTCAATGTGTACGCTGTGTACGCTATTGTCAACCATGTTTTGGCTTGTGCTAATTTCGCTCACCATCTTAGCATTCCTCCTTTTTTCCGCTCTCGCTTTGTGAGATAATCCGGTCATACTTCTATAAGCAGATCTCCACTGATCTGGCTTGAGATTAATTCCCTCGGTTGATTGCATCGATCTTGCAACGGAATTCCATGATATTCTTCGATTTTTTCCAAATTCATTGACTAAATTAGATAATGCTGTTTTAATTTCTATTTTCATTTAATCTCCTTTAAAAAGACAGCTGTTGTACATTTCCGCTGTAATGCAAAAATTTTAAAATTTTATACTCTTTGCACTTGCTGTAAAATTCCCGATTGCGATACCATATAAAAAAATCTCCGCTATTTTTACTGCTGTTACAACTCTTGCAAACTGGAATTATATTGTTTATTGTATATTCTCCTCCCTTAGATAATGGAATAAAATGATCTTGAGTAAGCGGCTTTAATTTTCCACAATAAGCACATCTGTAATTAAATTCCTGCTTAATCCTCTTCCAAAGTTCTTTAGTTAACGTGTGTGGCAGAGATAATTTTTTAGATATGTAGATTTGGCGTCTAATGTTGCTTTCTTCAATATGGCATTTTTTATATTTTTTCCCTTGCTCGGATATTTTAACTACGTTAAGTTTTCTATATTTTTTTTGATATTCAAAAATATATTGTTTATTTTGAATGTAATATTGCTTTTGATTTTCTATTATTGTTTCTTTGTTCATCTCATAATGCTGCCTTTTATAATCTTTATATTTTTCTTTATTATTTTGGTAATACTTTTTATCGTTCTCTCTTTCTCTCTCTAAATTGTTCTGACGGTATATCTTGTCATATTCTGCTTTTTGATCTTTATGGGATAGTTCTTGTTCACTCGTACATTTTTTACAAATACACCTAAACCCAACCTTTCCTTTTCCTTTAATGTAAAAATATTGGGCTGTTTCAGGAAACTCTACCCCGCACTTGCTACAAATTTTAACATCCATTTTCATCACTCTCCTATATATATTATATCACTTTTATATCACTAAGTCAAATTATTTGACACCTATGTTATTAAGTGATATACTTTTAAACGAGGTGATAATATGGCGGTTTCAGAAGAAAGTACAAGAATTTTAATTACCATGCCAAAAGAAGCAAAATTGAAATTAGAGAAAAAAGCAAAATCTGAAAATAGGTCAATAAGCAATTATGTTTTAAATTTAATATTAAAGGACGTTGAGAGTGGTAAATAGCCACTCTCTATTCTTTCACCAGTTTGTAGGTGTTTGAATCTTCTTCAAGTGATTTTAGAGCTAATTTTAGTTTTAACCTCGCATTATTTTTTGAGATATTTGCTAAGTGATTTACACTTCCTGCTTCGGACAAAGGCGTGCATAAATCCCAATATGCCTCTTTTAAAAGTCCGTAAACTGTTTTACTGCTCATTTTGTGCCTCCTCCTTTGTAATCAGTTTTAAGTAATAAACCCACATCCACGGTTGATTGTCGCCGTATTGTTTGAGCCAAAAATCTTGAAATTGGTCAAGCGGAGTTTCGCATTCTCCATCTCCGCCAGAATCTGGGTCATTAAACGTTGGAGACCAGCCACGATATTTAAATCCATCCTCAACCGCGTCCTGTTCCGTCACATCGTCCAGCTTTTGCACCTTTACATCCGTCACCTTAAACCATAGGCGGGCAGCTTCACGGGACATATGGATTGAGGGACGCCATTTTTCATCTGCACAATCTTCAAAATCATTGTTAGCTTTGTACCAGTATTCGGTTTTAAACGGTACTTTTTGACCATTACCTGTCCTTATGCAATTCCATGTTTCTCTTGCATAAATGATGTCGCCAATGCGGTGTTTGGGCTTAATCTCATAACCGTGCCCATCATCCCAACCATGACCGATACCACACCAATATGCCCTTGTTGGTTGCGGTTTTATAGGTCTACTTGTCCTAGTTTTCCTACCCTTTAAAAACGCTTTTACCATGTCTTGATTAAATAATTCGCCTCTAATCATTTTGCACCTCCAAAATTTGTATTGTTATATACGGCTCATACAATAGTTACAACTACCTTTGCAACATCACCATAATTTTTTAAAACTAATAAACTTGTAATTTGGCTGTCATCTTTGTACGCGTAACCACAAAGTGCATCTGCTACACTTTTTGCCACGTTGTCGGCATCAGGTTTGATAGTATGCGGATATATATTTATAATTTCCCTAACCCTTTTTGGTGCTGACTTTGGTAATTCAAAAAATGCTTCGATTTTCATCGCAACTTCACCCTCAAACATTGTTCCCCCTGCTTGCATATACATCAGCTTTACAAGATTTTCGTATGTAACTGTCTTTTCTGGCGTGTATGTAGATACAAAATTACCTCGCCTTGCAAACTTAGGTCGCCCTTTTGCAATAGGCTTACCCATTACTGTAAAAGTCATTTCCCATCCCTCCTAAATTGTAAAACGTAAATCCCCAGAGCTAATCCAATCCCAGCCGCAACTGCCATATCATAGTTTATTAATATTACAGAGAGTATAAAAATAGCGGCAATTAGAATTAAGCAAGCAATTGTTAGGAGGTCTAAAAATAAGTTAAGTTTTTTCATGCTTTAGCACCATCGTGTCTACATCTCAAACACAGTAATGGTATCTTTTTTTCATATCGGTGCTTTGATATTTCATAATCAGCATAAAACAGTCGTTGACATCTTTCACAGTTAAGCAAAACATCTGTTGGCCTGTGCATTGATGCAATGTACTGTTCTGATTCTGTATCGTCATTATTCAACGTCATTTTTAACACCATCCTTTCGCTCGCCTGCGCTACAATAATCGTTATCAGTTTCCCAAGTCCACTGGCCGCCACAAATTGAGCAGTTATACCACATCAAGCAATCTGGCGTATTGCGTTTGATACAATCTTTGCACCTCGTAACCTCAATAGAATAAACAGTTTGTGCGTTCTCAATATCATCAGCATCCACAACCATGGGGTCAATTTCTCCTGGCGTATGGTAGCCTTTGTATGCTGATTCTTTGAGCGCATCCGCATCAATTAGTCTCATTCTTATTTTCTCCATCATTTTGCCTAATCCTTTCTGCAATAATCACAGTGTAAATCGTTTCCCTCGTTTTCAGAATTGTATATGCACCCGCATGTTTTACATCGCTCATAAATATCTGGTAAAATTTCGAATTCCTCTTGCAGATAATAAATAATTCTAAAAGCCATTTGCTCAGATAAATGAGGTGGGCGCTTCATACGCAAATCGTCCGGTACCTCGCCTTGAAGAAATTCATAAAACTTCTCAATTTGCTCTTGAGTAATGTCTTCGAGTTTAATTGTTCCGCTATTACTTCCCATCTTGTGCCTCCTTGGCTTGCTGAATAAAATCATTCATCCAATAATCAATCGATGGTTTTAATTCTTCCTTTGTGCAAAATGTCTTAAATACCAATTCTAAAGCTTTTTTAAGGATGGCATTTTCCTGCTTAAATTTTTGAAATGTTTTTGCGTTATCCCACGCTGGATAATCTCTGCTATCTCTAAGTGCTGACTGATATCCTATATCGTTTGCTTCATTTTCCTTTTCATTCAGCTCTTCGCTCGTTAAATGAATAGGGCGTGAGGCATTTTCCTCCTGCATGACGGTGATTTCTTCGGGTGTGAGGCTGGTATCTTCATAGGCAGCAAGGCGGTCAATCATTTCAAACGTTGCCGATTCATAGTTTGGGAAACGTATCGCCCTCACATCTCCATGCTTTGGATTTGTCAATCTATTCTCAATCATTTTACTATCTCCTCTCTGCCCCTCTACAAGGCTCTGTGACAGCTTTTAATATCTACCCCTAGTCTTTATCGCTTTTGCTGGTTAAATCGCTCTGCGGTCACGCTACAGGGTTACAATGGCATTCAAAGATGTAACGCATTACACAACCGTATAATTGCAGTGTCGTATTCCGATGTGTTAAGTTTTAATTTATATAATCGCTTTTTACTAGCTACATAAATCTCATACTTGTCACAAAACACTTTGATTGCTTTTGCATCGTCAATAATATTCTTTACTGCCTCTGCCTTTTCCGCTGAATTCGTTATCGTAGTCAATCTTTTTATCTCCTTTCGGCTTTACATAGTCACTTATCAAAAGCGGTCTGTGTGTCATATGACTACCGTCAAAAATAAACTGTACTTGTCCTAAACTGCCACGCCTGTTTTTAGCAACACTCACCGCCACAATATGCCGCTCAATATCGATATCCCAAATAAACATTATTTTATTTGCATTTTGTTCAAGCTCGCCGCTATCTCTAAGATTTATCATTGTGGGCTGCGCAGTGCCCCTGCCAGCTTCTCGGTTCAACTGTGATAATGCCAACACTGGCACTTTTAAATCATTTGCTAAATTTTTAAGTTCCCGGCTAATTGCTCCAACTTCCTGGTTGCGGTTTTCTGTTTTTTTGGAACTCTGTAGCAGTTGTAAGTAATCAACAATTATTAATCCTAAATTTTTAGTCATGCGGCATTGTGACCGGATTTGTGAAACTGTGATATTCGAATTATCCGATATGTTCAAGGGCAATTTGTAAACTGTGTCAACACCTTTTGCAATTTGGGCAATTTTTTCTTGATTGCCTACTAAACTTTCAGAATCAATAAGGTCATCCATACACACGCCGCTTTCGTCTGCAACCATGCGCTCCATTAACTCGTTTTCTTCCATTTCGCATGAAAACACGTTTACTGTCTTACCTTGCTTTGCTATGTATTTACCAATGTTTAAGGCAAAAGCCGACTTGCCAACCGCAGGACGAGCAGCCAATAAAATAAGATTACCGCCCCACATACCCTTTAAAATCCTGTCAAGGTCTGCATACCCTGTGTCTACACGCATCTGTGTTTGATTTTTAAATAAATTGGTGTACCAGTCTATTGCAATATCCTTTGTAGCTCTAAGTCCTCTCTTGGCGGTGTTGGCGGTAAAGCTATATGTATCTGCTTGCAACTTTTCTATAACTTCGTCTATGTTTTCAGCTGTGACCGTTTCTACTTCCGAAATTACTTGCTTAAATTTTCTGACTTTGGCATTTTTAACAACAATCTCGGCATATGCTTTTGTATTTGCTATAGATGGCACCATATCCGCAAGTCTTAAAAGATAGTTTTTTGCATCGTCAATTTGCAATTTTTCTGAAAGTGTTACAAAGTCAACGGCTGAATTTTCCGAATACATTTTTAACATTGCGGTATAAATTTGCTGATGAGGCACTGTGTAAAAATCCGCTGCTGAAATAATGTCTATTGCTACCGGCAGAGCATGAAGGGCATCAATTAAGATAGCGCCAAGCACACATTGCTCTGCTTCAAGGTTTACGTCCATTTAGCCACTCCTGTCTTTTATCATTAATGGGTAAACTCTGTCATAGTGTTTTCTGACCGCTTCGGCTGATAACATGTTCGTTCGCCAAAAAGGATCTCCAAACAGTGCATATTCAAAAACGTTATTTATGTCTTTAGGTTCTCGCTTGTCAAGGCGTATCATTCTGTCAAAAGTTAATGCCCATTTTTGTAATTGTTGTTCGTCCTGTTTTTTGGCAGTTGGATTTACTCTCTCGTCATGGATAACTTTAGATAACTTGATTGCCAACCTGTAAGGTATACTTTCATGTTCAAAAATTTTCTGTGCGTCCGGACTTTTGTTCGGACAAGTATCTTCGTTAGAAGATACTACGTAGTTATTACCTTCTTGGATGTGGTTAGTTGCTGGTTGGTTGTTGGTTAGTGGAAAGTTAGATTGTTGGTTACTGTTAATATTTTCATCTTCATTTAATGCAGTACATAAGCCATTTAACTCGTGATTTTTGTTGGTTGATTTGTTGGTTGATTTTTCGTTCATAATTTGAGGGTTCATAGTTTGTTCACATTCATTTTTTGACGATTGATAAACATTGTAGTTCACTATGGTTATGACGCTAAACTTGTTGGTTGATTTGATGGTTATTTCGTTGGTTGATTTTAAGTGGTTTATTGCTGTCCTTATTGACTGCTCTGATATCCCTAATTCTTTTGAAAATATTTTTCTACCAAATATACATTGACCTCTTAAAAGTGGCTGCCCTAAGTGTTCCCCACTATGCCAATTTGCATTTAAAAGTAAATGGATAAACACATCTTTTGTTATTGAATCTTTGTACCAACCCCATTTAAGAATTTTGCGGTTAAGAGTTATATCGTTGTTCACACTATAAAATCACCTCCTAAAATTCTTCTTGACCGTCTAAAGGCATATTATCTATTTCCTTTTTGCTGTGCTTTAAAACATCAATTAATGGCGTTCTTTTGGTAATCTCAAACGGCACATCAAACATGCCGCAAGCGTCACTCTTGCCCGCCCAATCCGTAGCCTCACTGTGGGTCAATCCGTAAGCTTTACACTTTCGCAGTGTCATATCGTGATATGGCCCTTTAATAAAATTACAACACTCTTTACATTGATGATAAATATGAGTTATGCCGTATTCTTTGTGCATAGCGTCTATTTTTCGGTCTGCCATCTAATCGCCTCCATCCACCTAAATTATACGTATTGTATTATTTATTCATCTAACTGCCATTGAATTTCTTTTATTGGTTTGCCACAATTCGGACAATAAATAAAACTATTACTATTAGGGTCACCCTCATTAAACACAAATTCACTTCCGCATGAGGATGAATAATCTGAACTATCCTCGTCCTCTTGTTGCCATTCGCAAAACTCGTTCTGCTCCTTGTTCATTATTTCTCCTTTCGGGCAGCTTTCCACTGCCCATATATGCTGATAGTATCAAAACGGTATTAATCAGTTCACAATCTCTTTTAGTGGTAACGGCACTGTTTTACCACATTCAAAGCAGTAAGCTTTACCGCCGTATTTTGTTTCGCTCATGTGAAAAGCTTGCCCTGCTGTGTAGCTTTTGCCGTTGTGTTTAAAATCTCTAAAAGGCTTTTTGCATGAGAAACACTCGTAGACTTTAGGCGGCTCTGGTGGTGTTGTAGGGATTATAGGTGATTTTACTGGAATTGCAGCAGGAACTCTATCGTATTTGCTTTTATCACTTTCCCAGTAAACATCTGCACCAACTCCCAAAGCTTTACACGCAACGGAAATGGCATCTGTTAAAGCCATTTTGTAACACTCGTCACTTGTATATAACCCTCTACTTTCCTCTGCCACAAAAGAACTACCGCCAATTCCTGGTATAGCATCACTCCAATTTTCTCCGTTTTTAACATAAAGACTTATCAAAGCAAACGCCGCTATTTCACTTTTACCACCGTTTTCAGTCCAAAGTTTATCAACAACATATTTCCAACCTGTTCCGCAAACCCCAAACTGTTCCGTAAGTATTTTTATACGCCACATGGGGTTTATGTCTGTTTTACCTTTTAACCGTCCTGCCGCAATAGGTTTTTTTGCATCAGCAGGAACGGCTCTCACTTTGTTATAAATTTCAAGATTATTCATTTAATACTCCTTAAATTAAATCTGTGACCGCTATTTCCTCTACAATAAGTGGACACTCATTTCCTCGCCCTGTGAATGGATAAACAAGCATTTCACCCGTGATAATGCACCTGTACCGTTTTAGGCTATCTTCGTTTTTAGCATAAGGGCAATATTGACATATGGTTTTATTTTCCGGAAAATTGACTACTATAACGGCTGTAGCTTTGGTGTAGTAGTCAACCCCTTTGTCAAAGGCCATCAATCCACCGCCCTTATATACACATATTTGTGTTCATAATAAGGTTGTGTTAAATGTTCAATTTCAAGGCTTTCATAATTTTCGTGTTCGGTTATAACATTTACATTTACAATACAATCTGGACTGTATGATGTTAATTCACCGATTAATTCATAAACTGTCACTATTCCACCCTCTTCAAATCTTCTGGGTAACAAATAAGTATTCTGCTGCCGCACCTTACCTTGACATGCCCATATTCAAAACCGACAACCTCCGCTACTTCTGTGTAACCGTCAACTTCGGGCATTCCTTGTAATATCGGATTGATTATTTTTACTTTATCGCCAAAGCAAAACCCGTTGTCCATATCACCCACCCCATTTGTAAAAACGGTCTGATTCCACAGGACTTTCAGTTCTTCCCAAAATAAAATCAGTATCAATTACCGCTCCGTGTTCCAATTCATCAAAGTGCTCGTTAATGTACTGATGTGCAGTATGCAGCTCGCTACAATCTTGCTTATATGGGTCTGTAACTGCTTTCCCCTCACGTTCTATGGGGAACACGAAAATATAATCTTTCCATTTCATCGGGTTAAATCCATAACCCGACATGCCTAAAAGCCATGCTTCCGCCTCATTCACTGCGTCAAGTTTTACTGCCATAATTGGCATACATGTAGCAACTGCTCTTACCTCAAAAAGTTTGGTTTCCATTTTCGCACCTCACATACTTCACACCATCAACAAAAATTTCATGCTTTGCGGGTTGCGGGATTTTTTCAAGCATTGCTAAAGAAAAATGCCAACCATTAATGTGGCAATTATTCACTTCGTCAATCTCTGGCAAAGCAAACGTTTTAGGCAAATTTGTTTTCATTGAATAAGTAAAAGTCATACCGTCATACTGCCAACCCTCATTTAAATCTTCACGGAATTTAACCCTATCCCCAACCTCAAAAGTAGGCTTGTCCTCAACCACCTTGCAAGCACTCGCACAAGGGTTAATCTCAATCTTGATATCTTCTACTTTTTGCCCTAAAGCCCTTGCGTAGGCTATTGCAAGCCCTTTCACGGGTAAAAATGTATCTGCTGGCGAACACGTTGCAATACCCTTGCGAAGTCCTGCGAGATAAACGATTGTGCGGTTGCCCATGATGACGTGCTTTTTGATTGAGTTGTCTTGGGGGGTTTCAACGTAGGGGTTGAAGTCGGAAGCTCTAAAGGTAGAACCCGCAGTTTTTCCGTCATACGAAAGGCAAACAATATTACTACCGTGATAAATATTTGAAACATATAAAAATCCGTTTTCTTTAAAAAAATTAAAACGCTCTTTATGTTGATTGTTGCCATTGCAAAAACCTTTCCAATCATTTCCGTGTGTTGCATCTCCACAAAATCCTTGCGGTGTTTTATCATGTGGGACAACCTTATCGCCTATTTTCACATCTTTACTATTCATAATTTTTCCTCCTTACAATTTGTGTGTTTAATATTTTCGCCCTTATATTCGTACTCTGAATCTTCCCTAACAGGCCAGCCACAAACAAAGCAATGACCTAATCCAATATCCTTTTCTGCTTCTTCTCTTTCATATTGTGCTTGTGCAAGGTCAAAGAAAAAGTTATTAAACATTTGACTTTCTCCTTAAATAGTTTTATAATTTTCTTGTGATTTTTCTTTTGCCGTCAAGCGTTGTAGTAAGCGTTTTGGCGGTCTTTTTCTTTTTAGGGGTAAGTATCCGGTCTATGACTATTAACGCCACCATCCACACCATAGCCACCCCTAAGAGTATGATTCCTGCGAATGTTGCTTTATCCACGATGCTCCCCCCTCATTTCCTGCCCTTTTCTAAAAGCACTCAAAAAGCTATCGACTATCTCACTTTTACCACCACAAACCGTCATATATTGCTTTGTGTCGTAATTGTAAAATATTTGAAAATCTTCGGTTTTGAGATGCAGCCGGAACCCTTCAACCTTTGTCATTTTGGCTTGTCCCTCCTTACCAGCAACCGTAGTTAGAATCGGAATCGTACTTTTGCCTTTCCTCTTCTGACATGGCTTCATACCAATTTATTTCAATTTCTGGTATCTCAACTTCTTTAATGCTAAGTTCTTCTGCATATTCTGATAAAATATCAGCAACTGATTTTTTAGACATTTTTATCATTCCTTTCAACTTGTCCTATTTTTATCAGCACCTTTACGGTGCTAGTTGCTTTAAAGCTGCTTGCCTGTTTATTTCAACCATATAAGCAACATCTTTTTTAGTGAGCCTGTTTTCGGTAAACTTGCCTAAGAACATTCCTCCGTCTGGGTATCTTTTAACTATGTCATATTCGCTCAATGGTCTAAAAGGATGCTTTAATTTTGCATTTATCGCTGCCGGTATTGGGTAAATTTCTTCCATTACAATCACCTCATTAATGTTTATGCAGATAGGGTTGTACTTGTTGCTATTACATCACCTGCGTAAACTGTGAGATTTTATCGCTTGCATATCTGGCGTTAAAATTAGGGTTAGAGTCGATTTCTTTTTCAAGACACTCAATTTCTTGTGTAAGTACAACCAACTCGCTTTTTAATATATCTACCTTCGCCCTCTTCCTAATAATCCATCTTTGTAATTGTTGTAGACGGTCAATATCAGATTTTTTGAATTTATTGGGGTTGACAGATTTTTCGATTGAGCGTTGTATTGCTTCCTGCACACATTGCCTTGATACTTCGTAATATTTCGCAATTCCCCCAATAGACATCCCATTCGTACGCTTTATGATATATTGGCGTTGTACTTCAGTGAGTATACCTAAATCAATTGAGCAAACTTCATCTCGCCTTCTCGCAAAGGTATTATCTTTGCTGGCCTCCAAATCCAAAACCGATTTGCACGCTGGGCAAATCTTATCTTTTGCTCTAGTCGGTTCTCCACATGAAATGCAGGGTTCGGCATTTATAAAAACATTAATTAATCCTGTTTTGTATGCGTGCTGAACATTTTGGCTGGCTGTGCACCATTCAAGATTACAAATATTATTGTTTTGAGAATTTCCGTCGATATGGTTAATTTGAGGATAATTATTCGGATTGGATATAAAGGCTATCGCTATTGCTCTATGTACATATTCATGTTTTTGCTTTCCGTCTTTCATATAAGTAAATGCTTTATATTTTGAATTTCTACTTGTGTTAAATATGCTCGCAACCTCCCAATTGCCTTTATGTAATCTTAAAACATTTCCTTGCTCATTTACCTTAATCTTCCCATCTAAAATAATTTTGTATTCCATTGCTTTCAACTTCTTTCTTCTTTCCTCACATTTCATTTTTGGGTATACAAATTACACAAAAACTTTCATTATTTATTGAAAAGTTTCTGAATGTATACAAAATATGCAATTTTTAATTTATTTCCATTGACTTTTAATATTCCATTTTATACTATGTATTTATTATGTTTCGGAATAAATAGAAGTTACTGGCATATTTAGAAGTTTTGCCAGGTTAAAAACTATGTCAATTGGTGGTTCACTTTTTCTTTCAATCTTCGAAAGTTCCGACTGCGTGATATTGAGCTTTTCGGAAAGTTGCATTTGAGTTAAGCTCTTACTGTTTCTGATTTCACGGATTTTGTTCTTGTACAACCCGTCACCCCCTTATTTAGAATATTTAATATGTATTGGACTATATATTATATTCTATACTATTTATTCGATATGTCAATAGTTATTAGCGTAATTAGTCTAAATTGGAATAATAATATTTAAAAGGTGATTAAGATGAAAGAGTTAGGCAGAAGATTAAGACAATTAAGGGAAGATAAGGACTTGTCCCAGAGCGAATTAGCAGCAATATTTGATAAATCCCAGTCGTCTATCGGTAAATATGAAAATGAAACATTGCAACTTGATTATGAGCTGCTACGCAAGTACGCTGAATATTTCAGCGTAACAACAGATTACATTCTCGGTTTCAACCCCGAAACGGACAAAAAAATAACCGTCCCGGGTTTATCCGAAACGGTTATTGCCACTGTCAGCAAGGATTTTAAGGGGTTTACTGCCGAACAAATTGAAATTATTAAGAAGTTGATTGAAGAGGATAAGGCCGAAAATTAACGTTTATTAATACAGAGTGCTTTGTTTCAATAAACTTCAATTTTGACAGTGGCTCTGGGAATGCTCGATATGTAACATGTTTTAGGCGCAACATTGCCATTTTTATTCACTTCTTTCTAAAAAACAATGTTCCCATTCAGTAATTTTAATTATAACTTTATAGATAAATTTGTCAAGGAAAATAATGTCGAATTTAGTATTATTTTAAGGATACGATGAATAGTAAGTATACCCCTGAAAGGGTAAAATATAGAAGGAAGTGTCGACAATGCAGAACATTATCGCACAAACTCAATCAAGTAGACCGACAGCCTCGGAATTATACGCTGAAATGAGAAGTCAGGGTTATTCTCCGCAAGTTCAAGACTTTACATATCAATATATCGCAATTTTTATATCAATTATTTGTTTAACGTTATTTGTAGTCATTTTCTTTAAAAATTTCAAAAAAATTAAAACCTTTTTCATATTATTTATTAAAAAGTTAAATAATATGAAAAAGGTAATAGCTATCCTGCTTTATTTGTTATTTATTGTTTCACTAATTTACACTACATTTTTTCACGTGCCTAAATATGCCGAATACCGTGACGGAAATACAAAAGAAAGAACAGCAACTGGTTTTTACAATATTACCGAAACATATAAATGGGCGGCTACATCAATGTTGGATAACAGTACAAGCAGAAGATATGAAACAAATGTAGACCTTCAAATAGACTATCCTCAATGGCTTATTATAATGGGCGTAGAGTGTTTATTATTGCTATTACCAGCTGTTATTCTTTATACGTCTGTAAAGGATAAATAATATGAAAGACTTTTACGCTAACTGTGCTATGTATCTTCGCAAGAGCAGAGCAGAAGAAAATGAAGATACTCAAACGGTACTTGAAAAGCACAAAACACATCTTGTCAAATTTGCAAAAGCACATACAATAAGCATAAAACGTGTATACGAAGAAGTTGTCAGTGGCGACAGTCTTTTCGCGCGTCCTTTAATGGTTGAATTGCTCAAAGATATTGAAGACAAGAAATATAGCGGTGTCCTGTGCATGGATATTGACCGTCTGGGGCGTGGCAACATGCAGGAGCAAGGTTTTATACTCAATACCTTTAAAGACACCAACACGGCTATTATAACGCCTGATAAGACATATGACCTTAACAACGAGATTGACGAAACGCAAACCGAATTAAAAACATTCATGGCAAGGCAAGAATTAAAAATGATTAAGAAACGGCTACAACGTGGCATTAGGGCAACTATTGAAAAAGGTGGTTACATAGCTAATGCACCTTTTGGATATCTTAAAGTATATAAAGACAAAGTGCCGACATTGGAACCCCATCCGCAAGAAAGTGAAATTGTAAAACTGATTTTTGACTTATATATTCAAGGCGAGGGTTGCCAATCAATATGTTATACGCTTAGTAATATGGGTGTAAAGCCACATCGGGGAGAACAGTTTTGCCGTACAAGCATTAGAAAAATATTAACTAATTCGGTTTACATTGGGAAAATAGTTTGGAATAGAAAAAAATGTTTGCGCCCAAAATCAAAAGGCGAACTTCACAAAGTAGAATATCTGCCGGAAAGCGAATGGCTAGTTGTAGATGGTATCCATCCGGCTATAATAAGCGAAGATATTTTCATTACAGCAAACGCTATTTTAACCGGTAAATATCATGTACCGTATAGACAAAGCAATCAGATAGAAAATCCACTTGCAGGAATTTTAATGTGTTCGGTTTGCGGACATGCTATGTCACGCAGAGCCTTTGCAGATAGAAAATATCAAACAGCACATATTCTTTGCATTACTGCTGGCTGTAATAAATCTTCTCGACTTGATTATGTTGAAGAAAAAGTTATTTATGAGCTTAAAGAATTATACGATAACTTGATAAATGAAGAACACAGTAAGCCGCAAGAAGTAAATAAAAAAGTACAAATAGATGCTATGAAAACAGAACTTAAAAAAATAGCAAAGCAAGAAGAAAAACTATATGACTTATTAGAGCAGGGGCTTTACACTGTTGAATTATTCAAAGAGCGTGAAAGCCGTTTACGAGGGCGTACAAGCGAATTAAACAAAGCCTTAGAATTAATCGAAGAAGAAGAAAAAACGCAGCACGAACGCACTAACAGACTCATACCGCAAATTAAATACGTTTTGCAAAACTATTGGGTTTGTAACGCTGCCGAAAAGAATAAACTACTCAAAAGCGTAATTGAAAAAGCTTACTATTATAAAGATAAATCTGCAAAACCAAAGGATTTCATTATTGAAACTGAATTAAGAAAAAATTGTATATAACCTGTTCAATCTTTATCAGAAGAACACACATGTTAGAAGACTAAAATAAATACCCCACCGCTCTATTGAGTAGTGGGGTTAAATTTAAAAGTTATTTGCCTATTTTAAAAAAAACTATTGACACCGTATATTCTAAAGCGCATAATGACGATAGCAAAAGCTAATAATACATGCGTAGAGAGATCTACAAAGAGAAGAACTCATAGAACGTGAGTAAAAAGAAAGTTCACCGAGAAGATCTGCTCATAGGGCGTGAGCAGGGTAAAATAAAAAAGGCTCACCGAGAAGAAACAGCCTCTATATGAGGCTGTTTCTCATGTAAGGACGAAATAAAATGACGTTTAAATTTTTATCTAAACTATTTTATGAAGATTTCTCTGAATGTCACGAAATTGAAAAGAAGGAAAAAAGACCGTATACCCAAGTCTATACAATGATATGCGGACTTAATTTTGCGATTCCGCTGCGTTCTAATATCTCTCACCCACATGTACTGTGGACTAATAAAAAAGAGCGTTGTGGATTAGACTTTTCTAAAGCAGTTATAGTTCTAAAGCCGGAATATCTCAATAACGATATTAAACCTCATATTAGACAGGACGAATTTGAAAGTTTAAAAGGGAAAGAGTTCATTATTAATCAAAGAATGATTAAATACATAAGCGATTATAAAAAGGCAAGACAGAACCTTAACGTTGATAGAAACAGAGAACTGTGCAGTTATTCTACAATGCAATATTTTGAGCAATACATATTTTCAATTGATACTGAACAAGAAACTGCGGCTACAAAACAAGAGATATAAAAAATACCCCACAAACTCGTAATTGAGCCTGTGGGGTATTTTGTGTTTCTATTAGATTTTTTGCGAATCACTCGGATTATTAACTATACCAATAATAACGAGCAACTGCAATACTGTTGCGCAAACATTACCCACATACCCTGCATCTAAACCCATCTTTGCAAATACGCCTGTGAGCTGTAATAGTGCGATTAACTGTGCTACGATTGCTGACCATAAAATTGCTGACTTCCATCTGCTTTGAGTTTGCATTTTAATACCTCTTTCTAAAATAAATTTATTAATGTTTCAAAAAATAACACAAGGATAACGCCGATTATCATCGTAAGAATATATGAAATTATGTCGTATTTATTCATGATTTTTACACCCTAAAGAAACTTATTAGTGACATTATTACAGTAATAACTGCAATGGCAATAGTTAATATCACTATTAAACTATTTTTTGTTACTTGTTGTCCTTTAGCAACACCAGCATTAGTATCATTAGTGCTTTTGAGAGCTATCAACTCTGTCACCAGTGATTGAAGAGTGGGTGATGCTCCTGCTTTACCACTGTTTTCCCAATTTACTCTCTCTAAAGCAGCTATCTTTTCATCTTGCCTATCGGTAATTTGTTTAAATTGAGTTGCTACAGTAGTTGCTAATGTGTCCGTAGTTTTGCGTACTGTTTCAGCAGTTTCTACTAGCTGCGTACTTAATAGTTCTGCTCGTTTGACAGTACTATCGTTTGCAATACGCACTGCCTCCATATCACCTTTCCGCAGTTCATCAATACGATTAGACTCTTTAATGTTGTTTTTTTCTATATTATCGAATTTTTCAGTTATAAGTGTTTGAATACTTCTCGTATTGCTTTCCTGTGCATCTGATAATGCATTAATTTGCACGCCCACAATTTGCAATACATTACACCCATCTGTACCACAACCATTGTCATAATTTTCTCCTTGTTTGTGCAATAATCGTACTGCTGCCATATGTCATGCCCCCCAATTAATTAAATTTAATAATTTTCCACTCAACTGTACTATCATTTGCAATGGCCGCAATCCTTATTTGCTGTATGCCTTTAAACAGATCTGTCAAAGGCACGTCACAATCGAAGCCAGAATTAATAGCATCTGGATTTTTAAGGTTGTCCGCTACGTCTTGACGAGGCATCCCTGTGTGAGCGCTTGCCCGAGGACTAACCTCGTTGTTAAGGTAAATATCAATGCGGTTAATGCCAGTTGGCGCTGTTGCCCATCCAGAAACCTTGATTGTTGCTACCCCTGCCGCATCAATAAATAGGGCAGTTGGTAAAGTGTTCATAAGTACGTCCTCCTTAAATTCATTTTCGTCTGGGTTTTCCCGGTGCTGCCAACCTAAATGATTACAATTTGCAAAAAATGTAGGCTGTGAAACTCCATACTGTGCCAACCATAAATAATTAATTTTAAAATTACTGCCGAGATAATTTTTAATCATATCGGGGTTGCAATAAATCATCGAATTTGGCACGCCGGATTGACACGCATTGACGATATTGCCAATATTGGAGGGTACAACACTATTATCGTAACTGTCCCTTTCTATGTCTATTGCAGGGCGTAAAGCACAAGGATGACTTGCTAAAAAGTTATTGATTACATTTATCTGCGCTTGTAAATTACGCTTGAAATTTATGTAGAAATAAAATCCGTATGGTTTGTTTGCTGTTTTTGCACCGTTTATATGTGTATCAAGCGATGTGTCAAGTAAACCATTTGTGCGAATTGCTCGAATGATGAAACCGTCATGCTGCAAAAAATCTGTGCTTGTGTCATACTGGGATATGTCTTTGATTTTCATGTTGACCTCCCTTTAATTTGACTGTCGATTATTATAAAGTTGTTAAAAAACCGCTTATCCTATTTGCTAATTTAATATGTCCTGCGGCATTTGGATGTCTACCATCTGGACAAATTGCAGTATAATTTGTAGCATTGTCTGGATAAAATCCACTTGTAGCATATAAATCTAATACAGAAATACCATATTTTGCACCAATATTAATAATTGCATTGCGATAATTTATTAAATCTAAATTTGCAGTATCGCCTTGTCTATGCATAGGAGTACTTAAAACAATAGTTTGCGTTGGATATTTATTTAGTAATCCTGTCACTAAAACATTTAAAGCCCCATAAAAAGTACTTGATGATGTATCTGAAATTGTACCAATTAGATAACTTAACGCCCAGTCATTCGTACCACCTAAAACAAATATTAAATCAGCGTCGCTATCCATACCAGAATATCTATCTACAAATTTTGACGTTCCGGTTGTACCGGACATTGTTGAACCAGACACACCATAGTTGCGGACAGTGCTAAGGCCTAAGTTTGTACCGACAAGAGTTGGGAAAGGATTTGCTAATTGACTGCCATCATCAACAGGACTATATCCCCAGGTGATACTGTCACCTAAGAAATTAGCTTTTTTACCTGTAAGCCTACCATGAAGTTTTGATGTTAAAATATCTATATTAGCTTTGTTCACTTCTATTTGCTGAATTTGACCATATGGCTCATAAGTTGATAATACAGTTCCCGATTGAATTTGATAGTTTAATAATATATCGGGTGATATAGTTACCCTCATATATACGGCATTTGTGGGGGCTGTGGCATTTGCGGCAATAGTAATAGCAATAAGAACTTTTGCAGAATCGTAAAATACCCAATATAAGGGTGTATTATATGTTCTTATATACTGCATACCCACTATTACAGGTATAAAATCTGAAACACAATAACTTGCATGACTAATTACCGCGCCTGTCGTTTCATCTAATGCTGATAATAAGGTAATTGTTGCGGCATTAAAAAGGTTTAAACTTCTATGTGTAATTTCAAAAGGCATTGCTGAATATAACAATCTTTTATAATAAGGTTGATATGAAGATAATGACGTAGCGTTTACAAATTGATAATATTGTAAAAGAGACGGCTCTATTGTTAGCCGTATATATGCCGCAGTTGATGGCATTGTAATTGTAGATAATGATGAACTACCCGCTGAAATAAAAGTTTTACTTACATTATAAAAAGCATACGATTTAGCGTTAGCATATGTTCTTGTATACTGCAAACCCGAGGAAACTGGTATAAAATCAGTTGCATAATAACTTGTGTGGCTTAATATTGCCCCAGTACTTTCATCAACATATGATAAAGGTATAATTGTATCAATATTGAATAAATTTGGGCTTATATCAAAAAATGATGTTTTTTCAGGTGCGACAGCACCATCCGAAAGATTCTCTGTTCCTACTGCATCCACACCGACAATTGCAGTATTGCCGCCTGTAAATTGAGTGCGTACGTCTTGCGCTAACATTCCATATGTAACTTGCCCAGAACTGTTTTTATCCACTTTGTCATTGATTCTATTTTCAAGTTGAGAATATGGCGCAGTATCAGAGGCTTTATCTGCATGAATCGCATTATCGACCTTGTTTATATTCGCCTCACCGCTGCCATTCGCATAATTGGCGTGTGCCATATCACCGCCAAACCCCGAAGCATCAACATTCCATGTATCATTTGAAGTTTGTTCAACAACTACACCGCCCGAACTTGTTAAGTGCTTAATGGGATAAGGGTAATTGCGATTTACTAATTCAACTTCTATTGCGCTTGTCATAATCCTTAAAGTTTTGCAATCAGCCGTTTTTCTAACTCCGTCAGAACCTGAACCAACTAAAGACACAACCAGATTGCCCGGAATCGTTACGCCCTGCCTTAAATACATATTTATTACATTATCAACAGGCAAGTCGCTTTCGTCATAAGCTCCATTTGAGGCTATGACCTTTAATCTGACCGTCAAGTCCTGCCAATCGGTGGGTATGGCAACGTGAAGCATTGTTGCCCCATGTTCGCCCTGCACCCCTGCATCGGTTGTTGGTAATCCTGTCATACCGTCCATGACAGTGAGTGTGTTACCCAATACGGTTAAGCTTATTGTTTTATGTAATATAGACATTTGTAAACCTCCTTATTGTTCTGCCTTAAATGTAATGCCATCAAGTGATAGATAATTAGTGCCGCCACCTTGCTGCATCACATACCCATTGCTTGCACGGACTTCAATAAATGCCACTACTTGATTAGTTCCGTCATAACTTATAGTGGCAAAACTATGCGATTCTAAAGGTCTACATCCTACCGGAAGAATAAATATTGCACCTGTTACTCCACTTTTGACCATTCCCTTTAGATGTACCTCTCCGATTGTGTCTTTATAATATCCCGGTGTAGTGTAAGTACCATAATAAACCCATGTGCCTTGAAGAGCAGGAGCAGTCCACGAGGGCTGTGTAATCGCAGAATAAAGTGTATCAAAATAACTTTTTAGAGCAACTTTTATATTTGCCCAAGATAACTTTTTCCATATATTGCTTGCGGCTGAATCCATTAATCCAACCATATCCGCATCAACGGGGGTTGTCTTGGCTGTAAGGGAATTTATAAGCGTTCCAACGGATGAGGCTGTTCCTATACCATCAGCGCCATTAGTGCCATTTGTGCCGTTTGCTCCTGTTGCTCCTGTATCTCCCTTTGCGCCTTGAATACCCTGTATACCTTGACTGCCAGTATCACCCTTAACGCCTTGTGGACCTGTAGCACCTGTTAACCCTGTTGCTCCTGTATCACCTTTTACACCGTTTAAAACAATAGGCTTATTCAATATTAGGCTGTCACCGCTTGTAGAGTTCCAATCGGCATTAACTTGTTGTATCTGCCATGACCTGCCATTCCATACAAGCGTTTTCCGTGTTTCGGGGACATATTGAGTTTTCACTATTTAACCCCCCTGCTTTTTAAAAATTCTGCTGTTGCTACTTGTTTAGCTGTTGCATAAGCTTTTGTAATCATGCCTAATTTGTCGGGTGTAGCTCCTTTTATATAATCCTTTGACCTTTTGTAAGCTGAATTGTTAAGTAAGCGTGTAATTGCATTTTGTGATGCTGTACCCATTGTTTGTTGATACTTGGTATATTCCGCATCGGTCATGGTGTAAGTTTTGCTACCACTTACAACTTCTTTTGATGACGGGCTCGCCCATGTTGACGAATCACCTGTTGATTGATATAGCCTGTATAGTTCTTTATCAGCCGGAGTTTGCTGATTTTCACCTAAGTAGCCGGGCGATATAAACGATTCTGCAATGTTTGAACCTACTGACCGACCTTGAAAGTTCTTTATTGGTTGACCGAATGAATCTATCTTTGCCGGAAGCAACGTACTTGCACCTGGTATTTTAGCTATTACTTGTTTGCCTGCTGACAATAAAGGGTTAGCATCTTTTATATTGCGCTGATAAGGGTCAATAACCTTTGCCGCTGAACTTCCTATAGCAGGCATAAACTGTGCTGGAACCCCTGCAATAGTATTGATTATTCCTTGTGAGGGGTCATAGCCACTTAGCATATCGCTTAACCCCACTAAATAAGATTGTTGGAAAAATGCGTTAATGCCGCCGCCAACACCTGCTAAAGCCTTGCCTAATACATCACCCTTGCTTTGCCCACCATTATAAGCATCCGCCGCGGCCGCTAACAAACTGCCAACAGGGGTAAGCCAAGCGAAAGTATAGCTTTTGCCGCCGATAAAAATAGAATAAGGCTGTTTTCCTGCTAATCTGTCCGCCGCTGCTACTTTAGGGTTTGAGTTTTGCTTGCCTGTGATTATTCCTTTTGATGCAAGAGTGTAGCCGAACATCAATATGCCGCCGCCTGTGAGCGTTCTGCTTAACGTATCAACAAAACGCTTCTGACTCCAAGCTGATTCCCCAACTTTACCCCAAAGTTTAACTGAACGGTAAAGCCCATAAGGCGAATAGTCTAAAAGTTTATCGAATATATTAGATGGTGTCTGTGCAAAGGGCATTGTTATATCCCCAAACACCCCCAATGATTCTCGTAAAGCCATAGCCTTTTTACTTAATGCACTATCATTTTGAAAAACTCTCTCTAAAGCAAGTAGTTTAGCTTCTGCCTGAACATTTACATCTGTAATATCCCTGCCGAGTATTTTTAGCTCTGTCATTCTACTCTGTAGTGCCGCTTGATAAACAGGTCTATCACCAACTTGCAGCCCTTTGTTTAAAATAGTGTCTAATGCGTTACCAATACTATTTTTAAATACTTTCTTATTGTTGTACTCATGAGCTGTTGGCGAAGTATCCACACCATTTTTAATATCTTTTCTTATCTCGACTATTCCTTTTTTAGCACCACCCAATTTTGCCTTGATAGTTTCAATGTGAAAAGGTGTAATGGTTGTTCTTACACCTGTTTTAATTGATACAAGTCTGTCGATTATTGCACCCGGAACATCCTTTGTATCTTCAAGTGTACTATAAGTAACATTGCCAAGTGCATTGTGTGAAAAAAGTGTTTTAGGACTTAACAACATCGGTATTCTGCGCAATGCTAAAACCTTATCACGCAAAGTTGACGGTAATTTATTCCCTACTACCTGCGAGGCTTTAGCGGCATAAACTCGTTTCATGTAATCGTCTGTTTCTGTCGCTGATTTTTGCATTAACTCATAGATTCTTGCAACATCATCACTGTTAAGAGTGCCTAAACCGTATTTTTCTTTTATTAAATCCGCAATTGAGGCATCATCAAACGCCCCTAAATTGCCCAATTCTTGCACTTTATCAAGCATTGTCTTTTTAACTGTGCCACCACTTGACGGTTTAAGTAGATTCGTTAGAATAGTTTTACTTTTTAAAGAGACAAGTTCATCAAAGCGTGATTGTATTTTCTTTGCAAGTAGCGTGGCATCTTCACCTGTAGCACCTGTACGGTCAACTAAATATTGTGTTAGTTGCTCTAACGATTTCTTTTTATCGCCACTTGTAGACTTTGCGATATCGGTAAGAACCTGTGCAAGGCTTTTCATAGAAGCATTGACGCTACTGTTTAGAGTTGCATTTGAGTAAGGCGGTATAATTCCTTTGTTAAAATAATCCTCTAAAATACTGGATATTTCGGTGTCACCTGCATATTTCTCTTTTAAAATTATCTTTGCCTTTTCCCACACATCACCATATTGAGCCTTGTTTTGGATAGCTTGCTTTAGATATTCGACTGGGTCTTTAGGCGTAGCTTTTAGCTGTTCGGGTAAAGGACTTTCTTTAGCAGATTTGAAAAGTTCATTTACCATGTCTTGAATTGCATTTGATTTTTTAGCATTCTCGACCTTTAAGGTATTGTCAACTTTTTTTGCAAGTAGTTCCTCTGGCTTAATTTCGCTGTCAACTTGTTTTGCAGCACGTTCTTTAACGCCATCTACCGCAGTTTTAGCAACTTTTGTTTCTTCATCAATCTTTTTGCCTAAAGGAGTTTTAGCAGTATTGCCGAGTTCGTCAACCTTATCAGTTAGTTTTCGATTAGCATTTTCAAGTTTGTTAATTTCTTCAACAACTTTGCCCTCTGATGTGCGTGTGTATTTTGCAAACCCCTGTAATACTTGACCACCTTCGTGAGCTTTTTGCCCTACATTTTTCGCCCAAGTCGCAAATTCTTCTTTGTTTGCCATTTCTTCAACAGCGTTTTCCGACTTAGAAAGTTTATCGCCATAATCGCCTAAAATACCCATTGCGGTATCAACATCAGCGGAACCCACAAGCCCTCTATTCGCCTGCCCTAAGTCTGCAACTTCGCCCTCAAAATCAACTTGTAGTCTTTGCTTTGCCTCTAATAAGCTTTGATTTTCGGACACGACTGGATTTGTAAAGTCCGTTGCATTAAGGTTTTGCTTTGCAACATCATCAAGAATATTGGTGTTGTGAATAGTGTTATTATAAAATTCAGATACCTTTTCCTTATAAGGGAATTGACTTTCTCCTGCACCAACTGTATTTTTACCAAAACCTGTAGCGTTATCTTGTGACACGCTCTGTGCCACCGTAGAGGGGTTTTCCACCTTTACCCCTATGTTATCCGCTTTTGGCAATAGGGTGTTAGGGAGGGCTGTAGAGGGCTGTACTGCTGCCTCGCCAAGATTTCTTTCAACAACATTATCAAAACGTTTACCATTTTCAAGAATAGGAGTAGTGCTTTTAACAACATTTGTCGCTAAAACTGCTTTGCTCCCATTAAACAATTTACTTGCACTCGCTAATTCTGCCGCCCTTTTAACACTTGTTGCACTATTTAGAGCATCTTCTAACGCTCCTGCTTTACCTATTTTAAATAATTGCCTTGCATTTCCTATGCCCTGTGCACCGATTATGCTTGTGGGGTCTGTTAATGTATCACCCACGATATTAGCCGCAATGTCAAGCCCTCCGCCAATACCAGGAACACTTTGAATTGCTTTATCAACATTTTTCCCCGATAAATCAGATATCATATTCATTAAACTATAATATCCATCTGATTTTGAAACGCTACCGAACCTGTCTGTAGCCATAGGAATAGCCGCACGTAAGGTTGTAGCAGGGGCACTGATTGTATTCCCTAAGGATATTGGTATACTTAAAAGTCTTTCGCCTAAAGGTGTATAACCGCCCATAGCCTTTTCGCCTTTTGAGTTGAAGTTCTCACTGTAATTAGCATAATTATTAGGTAAAAGTTTTGCGGTTTTATCTGCAAGAGTTGACTGTCTAATTATTGGTTGTGGCTTATTTGCCGCTACTTGTGCCATCTGTGCATCTATCTGTTTTCGTGCCGCTGTAGCCCCTAATATGCCGCC